ATCTAACAATACCTTTTTTTCTTCATCAGCAATATCATTTGAATATTCCGTGTTTTTATTGTCATTATCTATGTCACCGCGTTTTCTAAACTCCCAAATAGTATATAACATTTTATAAGCTTTTGAATAGAATCGAAAATATTCGGGATCCAGATTGGATTTATCTGGATGCGTTTTTAATACTATTTGTTTTGCCCTTTTTAGGTCCGTTTCATCGAAATCAACAGGAATTCTAAATAAATTTAATACATCATCTAATTGATAATTGTCAATGTTCAAATCAACCTTTGCCGATGTTTTATTCATAATATAATAGTTATATGTTATATTATGGAGAAAAACGTAGACACTGCGCAAGTGACATAACAACGTAGCGAGTCGAAGTTTTTCGATTATATTCCGAAGGCGCCAGCCGAAGGAATATGATCTATTTATTTCTTTATGTGTAAGTAGGGGATGCAACGGAACCGAAGGTGTAGTTGCGGACCCAGAATACGGAACGTTAGTGGAGTATTCTAAAACAAAAACTAATAAAATTTATATAGAATCAATCACCATATTGTTATGAGTATGAGTATGATTATGATCATATCCATCATCAAAATATATTTTATATACAACCGGTAAATGGGCAGGATATATAGGTCTAAAATGCGACACATTTGCACAAATATATTCTCGTAATGAAATTTGCGCATTATATGGAATAACCATTTTATTTATAGGTTCAACTCTACTATAAACATATAAACTATTTATAGGCACATGAAACATGATACTAATTTTTTGAAATAATTTGGACAATGGCTTATCTTTTTTGATCGTCAAAAATGCACTATAACCACAATTTTTTGTAATTTCTAACATATAATGTGTATTTGGTATTTCAGTAATATAATTTTTCATTTTATCATTATATACATTTATCATGTATTCAGGATTATTCAAACAATCGGGGCAAATAATATTATTTTGACACTCACAACTAGAATTCATATTATATGTCGGAGAATATAACTATTAACCAACAAATATATCTAAATCATTTGGGTACTATAATATTATTCAAGAGTGGAGGAACATTGGCATAAGCCTTTTGTATTTTTATTAGTTGAATACCACAACGTTTGAAAAAGGCATCTAATGCTCCAGGATCAGCTCCTGTTACACTATCATCCGGGATAAAAGACACATTCCCTCGTTTATACATCAATATAACAGGTATGCCATTTACCATTCGTTTTGTTTTCAAATAAGAATACAAATCGATGCTATCGTCTACATCTATATCAGCGCAAATGACGTCTGGGGGTGAAGATGCAAAAAATGCATCTACTAAGTGTGCTATTTTTTTACATGGACCACACCATGAAGCGCCCAATTTTACTATTACTAGACCTGGATTTAATTTCAATAATTTTAAAAAATCATTGCGATTCTCAAAATTACTAATGACTTGTTTTGTAACAGACATGTTATACTTGGTACATTTATAGGAGTTAATTATTTTACATAATAATACGCGATGGAGGAAAATTCTAGAACTTTAATGATGGCGCTTTGATCTGCTACCACGCCTCTTTTTATTCATTCGTTTCGATTTGCGTTTAGAAGCACGTTTATTTCTCATTCTTTTTCTTGTGGAACGATTTCGTTTTCCTCCTGCTTGATCATCTTTTTCTTCTATTAAATCCTTTGGATCCTCAGGTTCCTTTGTTTCTTCTTCGTCCGAAGACGAATCCACAGCAACACCAAATAAAGGGGCTCCCCTCCCCATATCTGATCCGCTGAAACTTCTACCCCTCCTTTCCTCCGCAGCATTATCCTGGGTAGATTCAGGTGTAACAAATGTTGATCTGGTACCACGGAGTCTTGATTCTAGTATACGCCGCGTCTGGGCTACTATTTCTATTTCTAGAGGATCAGCAATAGGATGACCATCATCAGCAGCAGCACCAGCAGCATCAACAATCATATTCCCAATAGCACCCATTTGTTCATGCATTTCGTATACAAGCCTCATTCGTTTTGCACCTTGTTCATCATTATTATTATCAAGAGCCGCAGCAACAGGACTCATATCATCATCATCATCATCATCATCATCATCATCATCTGGAGCAGCAGTAGTATCTCTCTCTCTTTTACCCTTTCGTTCCTCCTTTTCATCTGTACCCATAGCCATATCACTAAGCGCTTCAAGTCGCGCGCGTCCACTGCTACTGCTACTACTACTGCTACTACTACTGGTATTGCCACCAGCACCACGACATGTGTTATCACCAATGCTATCAACAGTTTCATTCATCGACGCCAATGCTCGATTCATGTCATCATATAATTCTTCATCTGATTGATATACAACCATTCTATTCTCAGGAGCCTGATTCGTTATATTCGCAGGAAGCCAATTCCTTATTCTTGTATAATAAGCAATGAACCTAGCCATACCTTTTAGGGTAAATGTACTTTCTGGATTATTGGTGATCTGTATAGATCCAGTTCTTAATCCTGTTCCTATTGCTATTATTCCTCCAGCAATAGTTTGGCAAACCATCGGACCAGTAATACGTCTTGCTCCGTCAATTAACATACCTAACCCTAACATCCCATAAGTAGCTGCGATAGATAAAGGAGCTCTTACTGCTATGTTTGCTATGCGTGAAAGTGAACTAGCAAAACCGGATCCAGCCACCATAGCATCTATTACTGCTTCAGGTAATTGAAGATTATATAATGTATATAATGCCTGGAATATTATTGCTGTAGATGTAAGCACCACTCCCGTTATCCCTGCTATTCTAGCTTTAGCTTTTAAATCAACAATTGCTTTATTAATTGCAGCTAAAATTTGCTCTTCAGTAAATCCATCTCCTCCGCGCTGTTTATAGCTCTTTCTATGTACAACTCTCTGCCTTCGTTTCTGCGATTTTCCTTTGCGCATTTTTGACATATTTATATAATAATATAATAATATAATATAATATAGTACAAATTATATTATTATATTCCTAAACTTATTGGAGGAAAACGTAGACACACTACTATCCGTAGTAAATTTTACACAACAGAATTCACAACCGCTTCTACCTCACCAATATCCAATTCAGGTAATTCAACGTGCGATTCCCAAAAATATTTAGAATAAGCCCAAACAAACTCACAATCCGTCGGATACCAATGCGCATATTCACTGGTCAACTTTTTATATAACGGCGCAGGTAAAAAACGCAGGCTTTGTCTAGGAAGAACATAACTCAATTGTACCATCGGAGAGACCGCTTTATACGTATTTTCCTTAATAAATGTCGTGTCAAAATACGGAATACATTTTACCAAATCTTGTAATAACGGCGGGTAATTATAATGATAACACCATCTCCAATCAGGACAAACAGTCGTATAATATTTCATAGTCCATTCCAACCCTTGAAGATAATTGATAGAAATCTGCTTACATCGTTCATCGTCCATATCCACCTTCAATAAACATTTATAATATCTCGCTTGCCACTGCGGTTTAAATGGGTTAATATATTTTTCCAACTCGCGCTCATAATTTGGAATGGCTTCGAATTTCATATATTTTTGTTCAGGAGTATCAGACGGATAATTGAATTTTTCGCGCTTATCGCGCAATTTCATTTCCCCCTTTATATATTCCTCCTCTAAATCCGCCAAAAACACCACCATTTTCCGAACATTTTTCCAATAAATCTGTTTACCATCCGTTAAATTTTCCGTTGTACCACCAATAGTCGCCTTGTAGGCATTGAGCATTTTATCAACACCACCGCTACGAATATTAATCGCGGGAAAATGTGGCATAAAATCATTCCCCAAAAAGAAACACAAAAATATATAATCATATATGCGGTTCTTATGCTGTTCAGTTGTAAGTTCTACTCCGTTATTCATATCAAGCGTAATAATATTTGCCAATAATGGAATATCCATTAAATATGTTTCATTGGGTTCAAGCGAGCTATCAATAGATTTAATGAATTCCGGCGTCTCTCTGAACAAATAAATATTTTTACTAATAGGTAAATGATTAATAGATAACATAATTAAATCCGCGTCTAATCCATAAATAACACTTGTAGCGTCATTATGCATAGCAGGATTACACCGAATATAATCGAAAATTTTATGCTCCCCTTCACCGGGTTCATCACTAGTAGAAATAATAATATTCTGAACACTATATTTCTTTTTAGCTGCTACTCCATAAAAATATTCGTGAATGGTCTTATTTAAATCAATCATGAATTCAGTCCCAGGGGTAATAGCAGTTGTATCCCAATTGCTATTCGATTTTTTTAGAATAGATTTTGAAATCTCGTTTTGATACCAGGATTTATATCTACGCGTCCTTTGTTGTTCCAATTTTGCAACAGGAGCTACGCCATCAAACGCAATGAAAATAGTATTATCGGGAGAGATAAGTGAAATATATTCTTCAATTTTAACGATGACTTTTTTAATAATATCTTTATTTGCCGTTTCAGTTGAACTACTAAAATCAATGCTACGAATTGCGTCGTAAATGATAGAATTACAATCCATATACAGATTGTTAATGGTCATGGTTTTTTTAACCAATTTACGAATAATATTGATGTGATTTTTAACTATATAAGAAAAATAACTAGGAATGCCCATTTTATAGTTGTTATATAGTAAATTAGATGTTTTGTTTTTATTATGTTTGAATATACATTATTCGTACATGCATAGCATTACAATAACAAAATTATAATATACAACATATATCTAATCTAGATAATGGATCAAAAACGCCGTAAAAAATAAAAAATTTATATATATATATAGAGATATAATGAATGAAAAAATCGATGCAAAAAATAATGCAAAAAATAACGTAAAAATAGACGCAAAAATAGACGCAAAAACAGATGATAAACACATACATCATGCATCCGATGTAGTGAATCTAGTCGAAAAGAAGTTAGATTTTTTCCAAGATGTCATACAAAAAACAATTATTCACGTTCAAAAGAATAAAATGCTCGATATTTTAGGAACAAACGATGTAAATACTTGTATAAATACATTGAATATATTGAGTGATAAGATTAAAAAATTGGTAGAAAATATGAATATTATTACCACAGATTTGGTAATAAATAATCTTCAAACAATAAATAATGAGCTGTCTAGTTTATTAAAAGTATATGGAACTGAGTCATTGGAAGATTTATTACTTATTTGTTTCGGTAATAGTAGTTCAATAATAACAAACGAAGAAGAACTTGCAAAATTCAATTTATTGAAAAAGTATTTCCATCCAACTAGTTATAAAATCGCCACATTAAAAAAAACAGACAATGAAACAACCACCGATATGAAACAAAAACTAACAACATTTATTGACGATTTTGTATCAGATAAAATGAAAAATATGGATTGTAATGACATATCATTGCACTCAAAACAATTTCATATGAAAGTATATGGCATAAAAATATACATATCCGGAGGAAATTTGAAAACAAATTTGATCATTTATGGTATAGTGGATGATATTATAATTAGTTTTTTAAATAATAAGTATATAAATGCTAAGAAAAAAATGATAAAGGATAATATGTCAAAAAATAATGAGATGAATATTGAGTTAAACGTTCAGATGAACAATGAAGTGTTTGACAAATATTGCGAATCATTAACGTTAAAAGATTATTTGATAAATACACATAATGAAATATATAATAAATTTAACGGATATCTAGCGCAACACAAAATATTGAAACAAAAAACATTATCTCAATCGGTAAAGGATTTCATCACATCTGACTTATTCTTAAAACGAAACATGTTAATTCAGTTATTGATAAATTCTGATAATTATGACAATAAATATATGGCTTATTTGTTGTATGATATTCTTTCAAATGATGTAAATGGTGTGATAGATACACAAGAACAAATTATACTTTTTGATAGTTTTCCTTGGACTATTAAACAATGTTTTAGAGAAGCCATGAAAAAAACGATCCAATACACAAACGACTTATCTAATTTTGACATTAATAAAATACCACTAGAACAACAAATTTGTTTATTGAAAGCATCAGATAGCGTAAAAGAAAAAGCAATGATAAAATTGAAGGAAGTAAAGGCAAAATCGGAAGATTCTGGATCAAAAGCACGTCAATATTTAGACGGCTTATTAAAAATACCATTTAGTAGTTATATAAAAGAACCTGTCATGAATTTGATGGATGAAAATAGACATCATTTCAATGAATTGAAAAAAATGGTAGATGCTGATACATTGATAATACCTGAAAAATCAAGATATACTAGCATTGAAATAGCGAAACACATGAACCAAATAAAGAATCAATTCGACAACAATCAAACCACTAATCAAACCACTAATCAAACCACTGACCAATCAAATATCTACGACGAAACATATATGAAAGCTATTAAAACATATTTAACTAAAACGGATAAAAATGGTCTGCTAGCAAATATAATGAAAATAAATAATATTGTGACTACCTTGAAAATTAATGAGTTACATAAAATGTCGCATTCTGGTAAATCCAAAGCAGCGCTACAAACATCCATTTCAGAATTTATAGACACATGTAATGCAAAATATAAACAAGTGATTCCGTTATTAAATAAGTTATGTTTGCATACAAATATTATTTCCAAACCCACTGACCAAGTAATTGTTTCCAATACCAATACCAATACTAATTCAAAAATACCCGTAGATAAACATATTACCGAAAAAACAGAGAAAATAACCCAAATCGAAAATAACTTTAATGAAATCACCACATATATACATAATGTTAAAAATACGTTAGATGATGCTGTTTATGGCCACGATAAAGCCAAAAAACAAATAGAGAGAATAATTGGTCAATGGATAAATGGTGAGCAGGATGGGTATTGTTTCGGATTCGAAGGTCCACCAGGTGTCGGTAAAACATCACTAGCAAAAAGAGGATTATCTAATTGTTTGAAAGACGAACATGGAAATAGTAGACCATTTGCAATGATTGCCATGGGTGGAGATAGTAATGGCAGCACATTACATGGTCACAATTACACATATGTTGGGTCTACTTGGGGATCAATCGTTCAAATATTGATAGATAAAAAGTGCATGAATCCCATTATTTTTATAGATGAATTAGATAAAATAAGTAAAACAGAACACGGACGAGAAATAGTGGGTATTTTAACACATTTATTAGATCCAACTCAAAATGATAGTTTCCAAGATAAATATTTTTCGGGTATTGATTTGGATTTATCAAAAGCACTATTTATTCTCTCCTATAATGATGTTGAATCAATAGATAAGATTTTGTTGGATAGAATACATAGAATAAAATTCAGCAATCTATCATTGGAAGATAAATTAGTAATATCAAAGTCCCATATGTTACCGGAAGTGTATAAGAAAATGGGATTGTGTGATATGATTCACATGAGCGATGAAGTAATTAAATTCATCATTGAGGATTATACATCAGAAGCGGGTGTCAGAAAACTCAAGGAGATATTATTTGAAATCGTCGGAGAAATAAATATAGATATATTGAAAAATAAAAATTATGATTATGAATATCCTATAAACATTACGATTGCGGATATAAAAACCAAATATTTCAAGGATAAACATGAAATCCAGCTCTACAAGATTCACAAGGAAAGCAAAGTTGGCGTCATTAATGCACTGTGGGCGAACAAATATGCAAACGGAGGCGTCCTGCAACTTCAAGCGAGTTTCATACCTTCGAATCAATTCCTTGGACTCAAGCTCACCGGTTCGCTTGGTGAAGTCATGAAGGAATCGATCAGTGTCAGTCTGACGAACGCATGGAATTTGACACCGGAAAAACGGCAAAAGGAGTTAGTTAAGAAGTATAATAATCCTGATAAGCAAGAAGTCTTTGGACTGCATATTCACTGCCCGGATATCAGCACCGGCAAGGATGGACCGAGTGCTACAACCGCATTCACAGTTCTACTCTTCAGTTTGTTCAATAATCGAAAGATCAAGAACTATTTTGGAATTACTGGCGAGACGAGTTTCGATTATCAGCTCACCGAAATTGGTGGGCTAGAGCATAAGATCATCCACTCGATACCTTCTGGTGTAACCGAGTTTATATTCCCCGAAGAGAATAAACGCGATTTTGATAAAATTATGGATAAGTACAAGGATAAGGACATTATAAAGGGTATCAAGTTCCATTGCATTCGAACGATCCAAGAGGTATTTGATTTGATTTTAGAGTAGAGTGAAAATATTCTACAGTGTATAATAAAAAATAATAATTTGTTATTATATCAATGGCAACTTCTGCTCCCCCTCCTCCAACAATAACATCAAATCAACCACAACCAGACACAATTCCTCTTTTGGCAACAAAACCCCACAATGTTGCATTGTTTATGTCGTTCTTCTCTCCGATGATACTTATTATGTT